TTGGTGGTGATGAAGGTGAAGACCTGCGTCATGATCTTATGCGTCACGATGGCCACATCGATGACCTAAGCGACGAAATCGACGCAGAGGAGATCATGGGCGAAGGCGACGAATTCGATGACGACCTTGGCATGGATGCTGATATGGACATGGACAATGCGGACATGGACATGGACGACGCCGAAATGGACATGGACGATGCGGACATGGACATGGACAATGCTGATATGGACGACGCCGAAATGGGCGGCGATACCATGGGCAACATCGAAAATACAATGGGCGATTTAGAATCTGCACTTGAGCAACTCAAAGCAGAATTTGAAAAGCTAGAATCAGAAGCTGGCGGATCAAGCGACTTTGATGACGAAGATCTAGGCAGTGAAGAAGACATGGGCGAAGAAGAAGACGACGAGGAAGAAGCGGACGACGAAGGCGAAGAAGAAGAAGAGTTGGACGAAATGTTCACTGATGAAGACTTCGACGATTTGGCAGAAGCAATTGAACTTGAAAAAGTTTCAATTCCTACTTCAGGCGAAGTTGGTTCAGGCAAGTACAGCCCACGCGATTCCAACGAGCGTAGTAAGAGCCCACTACCTCCAAGCCAAACACAGCGTTTCGGCGCAGCACCAATTAGAACTGGTAAAGGCCCAACTGCAAGTGGCTACGAGCGTCCTGCACAGCTACCAAGCCAAAAGACCAAAATTCTTCCAAAGGACAATCGTCGTAAGACTGAATTCACTGACACTGAAAACGAGCAAAAAGGCAACTACGGTGCCAAAGAAGACAGCCGCAGTGCATTGGATACAACCGATCGTACATTCGGTAAAGGCAACCAAACTAGCCCATTGACTCGTGCACCGCGCAAGTAATTGAGATAGTTTTATATAAAAAAAGAATACCGCAAATTTAAGTTTGCGGTATTTTTGCAGAAAACCCGCCGTTTTAGACACTAAAACAAAAAGTTCTATAAATATTTCACCCAAAGGACAGGTAGTGTGATGAAAAATAATTTACTGGTTGAGCACCTTACCTACGACGCAGCCAAAGCTGAAGTCATTACTGAATCAGTCGGCGAGGGTCAACCAAAAAATGTCTACATGAAAGGCATTTTTGTACAGGGTGGATTACGCAACCATAACGGTAGAGTTTATCCTGTAAATGAAATACGCAAAGCAGTAGAAACACTGAACGAATCGATTAGGCAAGACTCTGGTGTACTTGGCGAGTGTGATCACCCACAAGAACTACAGATACATCTTGATCGTGTAAGTCATAAAATTACTGAGATGTGGATGGACGGCGGCAATGGTTACGGCAAGCTACAAGTACTGCCAACACCCTGCGGCAACATTGTAACCACACTATTAACAAGCGGCATAAAGCTTGGTGTTAGCAGTCGTGGTTCAGGCAATGTAGACGACAACGGTGAAGTTAGTGATTTCGACATGCTAACTGTTGATATCGTTGCTAAGCCAAGCGCACCCAATGCATACCCCGTACCAATGTACGAATCTATATTGGGACGTAAACACGGATACAGAACTATCGAACTAGCCGAAGCAGTACGTCATGATTCTTCTGCACAGAAGCACTTGACAAAAATACTGTTAAACTGGGTCGACGAGTTGAAACTACGATAAGGAGTCGGTTTGATGACAAAACAAATTGAAGAACTCTTAGAGAACGAAGTCCTTGGCCCAGATGTCAAGGCTGCTCTCCAGGAGGCTTTTGAAGCTAAAGTAAAACAAACCGAAGCCAAACTGCATGAAGATTATGCTGCTAGGTACGCATCAGACAAGCACCAACTTGTTGAAGCAATGGACTCAATGCTCAATGATGCCATCAAAAGCGAATTAGAAGAGTTTGCGGAAGACCGCTCTGCTCTTATCGCTCAGAAGGCAAAACTAAGCAAAGAAACACTATCAGCTAAGAAACTTGCAGAAAACAAGGTTTCGGGACACATAAAGCTACTGAATGCTTTCATTGGCAAACAGTTGCAAGAAGAACTTCGTGAGTTCGCTCAAGATCGTAAAACTCTTGACGCTCAACGTAAGAAAATGGCAAGAGAAGTCGAAGCCATTCGCGAATCTGCTAAAAAGCAGACACGGGATCGTATTAGTAAATTGGAAGGTTTCGTAGTTTCGAAACTGTCTGAAGAAATTGCTGAATTCGAAACCGATAAAAAAGCTCTTATTGAGCAGCGTGCCAAGCTAGCTGCCGAGGGAAAGAAGAATATCAACGAAACACGTTCTGCATTTATTAAAACAGCGTCTAAAACGCTTGATAAAACATTGAACGAAGTTGTCCGTAACGAACTGGTTCAGTGGCGTGCAGACATCAAACTTGCTCGTGAGAACAATTTTGGTCGTAGAATATTCGAAGCTGTTGCTGCTGAATATATGGCCAGCTACCTATCAGAAGGTACTGAAGTCAAGAAGCTGCAAAAGCAATTGGCTGAAAGCCATAAGCGTATTGACGAGGCTGCTAAGCAACTCAAATCCAAACAAAAATTGGTTGAAAGCGCAAGCACCCAAATCAAAGCTGCTAACGATCGTGCAACAAGAATGGAACTTCTCAATGAGATGCTTACTCCTCTTAGCCGCGATAAGAAAGCAGTTATGGAGGAAATGTTACGGGATATCAAGACTACAAACTTGAGAGAAGCCTATAACAGATATCTACCCACCGTGATGAACGGTGAAACTAAGAGTGTTGTAAAGCAACAACTTGCTGAAAATACTCAAAACAAGTCCGTGGCATTCACGGGTGACAGGCCAAACAAGCTGTCAGAAGCGGTAAGAGAAGAAGGTTCCAATGACATTGGTCAGATTCTCTATCTCGCAGGCATCAAATAAAGGAAGGAAGTCTAAAAATGAGCAAGAATCTGTTTGAAACTCATTGGACGGCAACCAAGACCGCACTCTGCGAAGGTCTGACCGGCAATCGCAAGAAGGTCATGGACGTTGTCCTTGAGAACACTAAGAAGGACCTGCAAAGCAAGTCCGGTATACTTTTTGAAAGTGCAACACCAGGCAGCACCAGCGCCGGTAACATTGCCACTCTTAACAAAGTAATTCTACCAGTTATCCGTCGTGTTATGCCTACGGTCATAGCAAACGAGATCATTGGCGTGCAGCCTATGACTGGTCCAGTTGGCCAGATCCACACGCTGCGTGTACGTTACGCTGATACATTCGGTAGCCCACAAGCTGTCGCAGCTAACACTGAAGCATTGAGCCCATTCCAAATTGCTTCATTCTATTCAGGCAACGGTAACAGCGCAGCACCAGCTGCTGCACCAGTTAGCGTACTTGAAGGTGTTGCTGGTAAGCGTTTGAACATCCAAATCCTCAAAGAGGTAGTTGAAGCAAAAACTCGCAAGCTAAGCGCTCGCTGGACTTTTGAAGCAGCACAGGATGCACAAGCACAACAAGGTATCGACATCGAAGCTGAAATTATGGCTGCTCTAGCGCAGGAAATTACAGCAGAAATCGATCAGGAGATCTTGACTTCTCTTGGCGCATTGGCAGGTACAACCCTGACATACGACCAAGCAGCAGTGTCGGGTACTGCAACATTCGTTGGTGACGAACATGCCGCATTGGCAATTCTTATCAACCGTGCTGCTAACTTGATCGGCTCACGCACACGTCGTGGCGCAGGTAACTGGGTTGTTGTTTCCCCAACATCACTGACTATCCTGCAATCAGCTACTACAAGTGCGTTTGCACGTACAACTGAAGGCACTTTTGAAGCCCCAACTAACACCAAGTTTGTTGGTACTTTGAACAATAGCATGCGTGTTTATGTAAACCAGTATGCAGCAGACGACACCAATGTGCTTGTAGGCTATAAGGGTCCAGGCGAAATTGATGCGGCAGCTTACTATTGCCCCTATGTTCCGCTAACATCGTCAGGTGTTATCATTGATCCAAATACCTTCGAACCAGTCGTAAGCTTCATGTCACGTTATGGCTACCTAGAGCTTAGCAACACTGCAAGCAGCTTGGGTAACGCAGCTGACTACCTCGCTGGTATCAGCATAAATACTGCACATTTGAAGTTCCTTTAAGTTATTGATATTGTTAACTTTTTTTAAGTTAACAATAGACTTAGAAATAATAAAGCCCGGGTTATTCCCGGGCTTTATTATTAAATAGTGTACATCCTTGGGTGTTTAG